TGACTGTGTACCATCCTCAGCTTCAGATAATCTGAATGGATGACCAGTGTTACTACTATCTGATTGATCGAACTTATAAGTACGCTCATTATTAAGTGTCTGGTTTAGATATAATGAGTAGGTTCCACCCGCAGTAGTTTCTGAGATAATAAATCTATCTTGGTTTGGTACGTTACCTGCACCCTGTGAATAGTTCAGAGGAGCAGTGAAGTTAGATGTACCACCTGTAATTGTCTCACCCTCAGTCCAGAAGTTAAGATGATAGTCACCTGCGTCAGTCATCTGTGTAACTGTAGCACCATCATTATGGTTAACTGCAGAAGTACCATACTGTCCACGAGTAACAGTTAAGTCGTTACCTGCAACAGCAGCGACCTGCATAACTTCATTACCAATAAAAGCATAACCACCTTCTAGGAATCCAGTAGCATCAGCAAGTGTCAGGGTTGTGTCACCTGCAGCAAACGTACCACCTTCGTTGATTGTGGATGTAGTAGCAGAGTCAATAAAACATTTTGCAAATGCTCCAAATGCAATAGGTCCTGCTGTTGTACCATATACACCTCTAGTTACAGTCAATTGGTTAGTTGCTGTGTCAATACCAGAAGCATCAATAGAAATAATCTCAGTACCTGTAGTAGATGCATTAGTTGAGATCATTAATCTAGCATTATCTGCTAGACCTGTGTTCCTAGAAACATTAACTGTTGTAGAACCACTTGCTACATCAGGACCAGAAGCAAATATTGATCCTGTGTCTGTATCAATATTACGGAGTACAGAAGTTAAAGAAGAAGTACCACCTGTAACTGTCTCACCTACTGCAGGGATTCCAACTAGGTTAGCGTTATCTACTGTGGTCGAATAGTTCTTCTCAACTTTTACATATCTTGTTAATACTGATGTATCCTTATATACGTCTAATAGTTTAGCAACTGCACCATTAGTTGTTGCTATGTCTGCACCTGGTATAGCATCCGCAAAAGCGATACCTGGCGTAATCTTTATCTTATATGATGATATTGGATTACCTTTAGTAAATTGTAATGCTGTCGTCTCATCTCCATCTAGTTGCAATATCTGGTCATAATCACGCAATGCTGCACGATAAGTTAGAGCACCGCTACTTTGATTGGTTGCGGTCATAACTGTGGACGCTGTATTATCAATATTGCATCGATAAAGTGAGGTACTTGTTGTAGCCCCTGGTTTAACTGCGGCTAATCTACCTGCTGTCATTTCTTACCACCCTGCTTGGAAAAAAGATTGTAAACGGAGTCTGCCTCCGAATGTTGGTGCAGATAAAGGACCACCAAAGCTAACACCCACCGCTTCGATGTTGTTAGTAGATAGTAGCGTAGCATCTGCTGCGGGGAACTGAATATTAACTGCAGAAGTAATGTTAGTGGCATCAATAGTGATTAAACCGTTAACATTCTCTGGGTTGTTAATCCTCATGCTCTCCATGGTTTTGTTAGAAACGGTTTGTGTTGCCTTTTCTGCTACAAAAACATTGGAATCAGTACCATTATTTAGAGGTTCTGCTAATGACCCCTCTGGAACTGTCCATTGTAAGTTACTATTGGAATTGAGGTTTGTAAGATTAAATGTAATCTTCTTAGTAGCATCTGCACTATCCTCAAATATCGCACCTTTATAGACTTTGTTAGTCAATGTCTGTGTCGATGCTTCACCAACAACCTTAACATTAAGGTCTGGCCATGTAACTGTCCTATTCTGTGTAATAACACTAGAATCGAAGATAACATACTTGGTAGGATTATTCTCATCTGTAGATGGAGTTGTAGAGAACGTGGGGTTAACCATGTTCTTGTTCTTCACATCTTGTTGAGTAATATCATCAAGTAATGTAGATTGAGTTATCGTAGTACCATAGTCAGGTAAACGATATATGTGTTGACCTGGTGCATCCCATGCGTCAGTCTCAAACTTAGCAATCTTAGATACATCAGTAGAACCAGTGATCTGTAAGTCACTATCTTTAATGATAATAGACTTATTAGTCAAAGTTTGGAACGTATCTGCAGCAACTAAAGTCGCTGAAGTGTTGGAACCTACACTTGGAAAGTCAAATCGTCTTATACCACCTGCAGTAGAAACCGTATCTACGTTAAACACAACTTTCTTTGCAGGGTTCTGATCACCCTCAAAGAAGACGTTAGAGTCTGTAAACTGTGCTGTACCGTTAATAGTAAAATATCCACTACCCTGAGGTACTATTTCTACGTTGGCGTTAGCGGATGCTGTATCAACTGCACGTATTTGTAAAGTTGATGATCCATCTTGGTTTGCATTTCGCTGATTATACAACGATGCAGTACCAAATGTTAACCCAATTTCATTAACTGCACTCTGGTAAATTCCAGTGTCCCTGTCCAAGTCAAAAGCCAGTCCTGGAGCGGCTTGTGACCCCGCAGAAACTGACCTAAAAAGTTGATTAACTTTTGATTTTCGATTTGGTATTAGTGGATCTGAAATGACAATAGGAAGCACTGCTTCTCCTGTCACCAGTGCATCAGCAATAGTATCAAGTTGTGATATTCTCTTAGTTGCCACTATACATCTATATTGGTTCTTCCAAGTTATTTATACGTTCAGCAGACCGTCCTCCTAACAAGAGGTCTCGAAGTCTTTTTGACTTCTCTAATTGCTCTTGATGGTACTTAATCCAAGTGTCTAATTCAGTTATAATATCCTCATATGCACTAACAGCATTGGTTTCACTTTCCAAATAATCTCCTATAACATCACTTAACTTATTCAGTCTTTTGTGATCCTGTTCTGGAATATCATATTTTTCTGTGTGTGGTCCGCTCATAGGTCTTTAGTCTTCTTAAAAAATTCTGATAACGAAGATTGATTTGCCATTTCATCAGGTGGTTCTGGATCTTTGTATCCTTTAATCCTTTTCCAGTCATTCCTCATGGCACCAAGTAACCATGCCTGTGACAGACCTTTAGGACCATGCTCTAGTAACTCAATCTGACGTTTAGTCAGACGGTGGCTACACAGGTCTATGTATTCATTTCTCCAATTACTGTCATCGTAATCCATAGTTACTCCTCTATATCAAAAAACCAATTGATTGATCTTATGTAATCAAATGTACAAGACAAGTCAAAGTCACAATTAGTATTGTACTTACGGTCACATAGAAAGTTTCTCAACTGCTCTACGCTTGTGAAAGTACCTTGGTGTCTCTCCTTGTCATCATACAAATGATACTTCATTCTTTCAGTTCCTTTTGCATTTCTCCTAGTGATTCCTCAACATACTGTTTGACTCCGACTGGATCTGGTTTCCAGTCACTAGGCATTGGTATCTCAGGTGTAATTTCCTGTTCATACTTGTTAGTAAACTCAGGAACTTCTGCCATTATGATAGATGGTTTGCCTTCCTGCAGAATCTTTATTGTATGACCTCTTTCCAATAATGTCAAGAGGAACCCTAGGTTATTGCTAACCTCATCGGGTGATACTTCTATTAGATTGTTCATTAGAATACGAAAGTAAGATCATCAGGTTCCAGAAAGTCCTGTAATAAGTTCACCATATCAGAATAGGATTGCATCCCTTCTTCATCAAACTCAAATCGGTACTCTTCAGTATACCCCTCTTCATCTCTAATGACTATGCGTCTTGTAGAGATATGAATAAAGGCATGTTCGATGTACTCGACTAAATGCTCCATTAAATCATCCATTAGTTAAGCATAACAGGAAGACCGTAAATCTGGCAAGCTCCAAGTCCAGTACCGAAAGCACTGAAACCTACTCCTACACCGTAGGACGCTATGCCAGAAGTTACCTGATTTATTATAGCACCTTTTGCTGCAGTTACAACCTCTCCTATGCCACCTGTCGGACTGGCCACTAATGTCATGTGACCACCTGGTGTTGCACCTGTTACTATGTCTGCCATAGCTGTGGGCATTGTAGTACCCAATGATAGACGAACATGTGCAGGTGGAGATACACCTGGAAATGGTGCATCCATTGTGACATCTACAATAGATCCTTTTACTATACTAAATTGTCCTGTTATGACTGGCATCATCTGGAATATACCAATAATATCAAACCTACCACAGTTTAAGAATGATGTGATCCAGTTTGCTTCATTAATAATCTCACCGTTAGCGGTGTTAGTTATACATGCTGCCTCGTTATTAATATCCTGACCCTTAAGGTTGATAGCGGATATCGCTGTCATGTTTATTTTGTTTGCCTGTACTGTCCAGTCACCTTGATAGTTACAATCATAGTCACCTGCTACTGTGTGTAAGGATTTTGCTTCTCTTTCTGCAACTTCTACATCAAACTGTGGTTTGTTTCTCTTTGCAACCTTATCCTGTAGTACTGCTGCCATCTGATCAGTTGCTACATTAACACCACCTGCAGTATATTTGTTACTTGCCCCTGCTGCTTGCAATGGTTTCTGATCATTCCATGTACTACCACTAGCAAATCCACCATTAGCATCAGATGCTTGAGCACCAGGACCATTTGATACGTGAGTATTCATAGATCCAGAAACCTCAATGTGAAGATCACCCATAACTTTGAGGTAGTAATCACCTTCTACAGTATGAACATGATTACCTTTAATAGCTTGACACTGGTCACCACCGATGATAGATGTTTCATTACCTGGCACATTGAGGTGCTCGTTACCCATCTTATCTTGGAAGTTGGTAACACCACCTGGTCCTGAAGTAACAAACTTCTCTTTACCTGGTGTTGCATCATTAAGGACTCTAGTACCATTAAGTGATGTCTTTGTCTCCATCAAGAATGGATTAACATTCTTAAAGAAGTCATCATAGAATCCACCAGACTCAGGTTCACCACCAGACATGTTCAGTAAACCACCTCCTGCAGTTCCTGACGATGGTGGGCAACTATCATAATTACCACCACCAACACCATTTACACCACTAAGACTATCAGGGTCACACTGCGTGGTTCCTAAGAGAGGAACCCATGCCTGTGCTTTCGGTTTTCGACTTTCTCTGTTGCAACCTTTAGAACCAAGAATCAGTGCAAGGATTGCTTTTAATATACTAAGAATAGACTTAAAGTCTAACTTAGTGAAGTCAAGAGAGAATATACTACTGATACCATCAGCAAGTTTGGATGCACCTTTCGCTGTTGTTACCCCTGCAAATATAGCACTTGCTGCCGAGTTGATAGAGTTTAGTGCCTTACAAATTTGTCCTTGGATACCAGACATTGCAGACTCAACCCAGTTAGTAATGGAGTCTTCCATTTCCTGTACGAAATCCATAACCTGATCGAATATCTTATTCAGATAGTTCGTTATGAATCCCATTATATTTCCCATGACCGACACCCATGCAGGTG